TCGTGGTAAGCAATTTCATGGCGCGTGGTTTGATGAGTTGTGTGCGTTTGAGTATTTAGATGACGCATACGATGGCGTTCAGTTTACGCTCCGTCTTAAAGATCCAAGAATTCCTCGCGTTCAACAGATCATTACCACAACACCAAAACCAAAAGAATTGATCGTTGACTTAAACGAAGGCAAGGTAGGTGGCGATGTGTATGTGGTCAATGCATCATCATACGATAACAAACAACATTTATCTGAAACCTTTTTCAAACAGTTAGAGACTTATGATGGCACAGACATTGGTCGTCAAGAAATTTATGGTGAGATCCTAGATCCAGAACAAGCTGGTATTATCAAACGTAAGCAGTTTAGATTATGGCCTGCAGATAAACCAACACCTAACTTGGAATATGTCATCGCGTCTTATGATCCAGCAACATCTGAAAAGACAATGAACGACCCAACGGCATGTACAATATGGGGTGTGTTTGAAAGAGAAGATGCAGGCACATCTGTCATATTACTTGACGCTTGGGATGGACACCTAGCTTATCCAGAACTTCGACGTAAAGTCATTGATGACTTTAAAGAAGTTGTCTATGGAGCTGATAACGATTTCGGAAAAGGAAGGAAAGCCGATCTCGTATTGATGGAAGATAAATCAGCAGGTATCTCCCTCATTCAAGAGCTCCAAGGATCAGGTATCGAAGTTCGTGGATACAACCCAGGTCGCGCTGATAAAGTTCAACGCTTAAATATTGTAGCACCATTAGTTGCAAAAGGCAAAGTTTGGATACCAGAAGATCCACAACGCCCTGGCGAATATGCAGACTGGGCAAAAAGATTCTTGCGCCAAGTGTGTTCATTCCCAGAAGCTGGCGGTCATGATGACTATGTGGACTCTTTATCACAAGCACTTCGCGTATTGCGTGACTCAGGTTGGATTCAATTAGATCCATTGCCAGCGCGGGATTATTCTTACGCTGACGATAACTATGGTAAAAAGTTTGTAAATCCATATGCTCAATAGGGCGAAAACCTTTAATCTTTTGTATTAGTACATTTAGCTATGGACATTATTAAAACGCCCCAAGAAATACTACTTGAATTAGCAGGCATCCCAACTCACTTTGCAGCGGGCGGACATGCGGCAATATCTCACGCCATTTCAAACTTAACGCCACAGCAAATGCAAGCAGCTTTAATTTTTAATGGACACACTCCGCCAAGATTTCAATACAGTAAAGGCGGACATATAACTAACTTACCAGAATTTACACACTGGGTTCTATCACAAGGTTCAAATACATAATATGGCTCAACCTACAATTCCATTACAGCAAGGTGGTAATCTTCCAGCATTGGACGACAGAGAAGATCAAGTTAAAGAATCAATGGAACAGGAAGATGAAACTTCTGCCATTGCTGAAGCACTTGGATTAGATGATACTGATGCTGAACAAGAAATCATTGAGCTTGATGATGGTTCTGTAGTTATTAATCTTAAAGATACAAAAGGCCCACAAGAAGATCCAGAGTTCTATGAGAACTTAGCCGAAACATTGGATGAGAATGTTCTTGATGCTATGGCGTCAGAATATTTAGATTTCTTGGATGTAGACAAAGAAGCTCGCAAAGAGCGTGATAAACAATATGAAGAAGGTTTACGTAGAACTGGTTTAGGCAAGGACGCGCCTGGCGGGGCCACCTTTGACGGCGCGTCTAAAGTCGTCCACCCAGTTATGGCAGAGTCATGCGTTGACTTCGCTGCATCATCAACCAAAGAATTACTCCCACCTGATGGCATTGTGAAATCAAGCATTAAGGGTGAGGATGATGAGCTAAAAGAAAAAACTGCAGAACGTAAAGCCAATTTCTTAAACTGGCAACTTACAGAACAAGTCCAAGAATACCGTGATGAGATGGAACAACTTCTCACACAACTACCATTAGGTGGATCACAATTTTTAAAATGGCGGTATGATGCTGAACAAAAACGCCCAACGTGCGAGTGGGTTCCGATTGACAACATCTTACTTCCATACTCTTCAACAAACTTCTACACAGCACAACGTGTTACAGAAGTTCAAGACATTACAGAAGACATTTATCTACAAAGAATTGAACAAGGTATCTATCGCGATTTAGAAGCATCATATACATCTTCTGATATGCCACTCACAGAACAAACAAGATCAGAACAAGCTAACAATAAGATTGAAGGTAAAGATATGCCTTCAAAAAATATTGACGGTTTACGTAGAGTGTTTGAAATTACTTGCTTTATAAGATTGGATGATGATCCACTCACTGAAGGCAAACGTGCACCATATATTCTAATGATTGATGAGTCAAGTTCTAAAGTACTTGGACTCTATCGAAACTGGGAAGCTAATGATGAAAAACTTGAGAAATTGGACTGGTATGTCGAATTTAAATTTATTCCTTGGCGCGGTGCTTATGCTATCGGTCTGCCTCACCTTATTGGTGGCTTATCTGCTGCTCTTACCGGTTCACTCCGTGCGCTCCTTGATGCGGCACATATCAACAACAGCCAAACAATGCTTAAACTCAAAGGCGGTCGTATTGGTGGTCAAAGCGATAGGATTGAACCAACACAAGTTATAGAAATTGAAGGAGCACCTGGTGTAGATGATGTGCGCAAGATTGCAATGCCTATGCCATTCAACCCACCGTCTAATGTTCTATTTAATTTACTTGGATGGTTAACTGATGCAGCAAAAGGTGTAGTTACAACAGCAGAAGAAAAAATTGGCGACGCTAATAACAATATGCCAGTGGGAACAACTCAAGCACTTATCGAACAGGGTGCTAAAGTATTCTCAAGCATTCATGCAAGATTACATAGATCACAAGCTAAATCTTTAGCCATTATCTCACGTATCAATCATTGGTACTTGAGTGAAATGGACAATGAGTCAGGAGAAGAAATTGAGGTTAGGGACTTTGCTTACAATAACGATGTACGTCCTGTATCGGATCCTAACATCTTCTCGGAAACGCAAAGACTAGCACAAAACCAAGCGCTATTACAAATGGCTCACGCAGCACCACCTGGTATGTTTGACTTGCGTACAGTATACAATCGAATCTTATCACAGATGAAGATTCCAAACATCAATGAAGTATTACCAAATCCACAAGGTGCAGCAGAAGCAAACCCTGCATTAGAAAACGTAGCAATGACTATGGGTCGTCCATCAGCGGCATATCCAGATCAAGATCATTTAGCTCACATTCAAGTGCATTTGGAATATGCAAACAATCCAGCCTATGGTGGTAATCCAGTTGTAGCTCCAGCATTTACACCATTGGCACTTGATCATATTAAACAACATTTAACACTACACTACTTACAATCAATGCGTGCATATGTAGCACATGCGTCAGGTGGAGAAAAAGATGTGTTTGACTTACATGAAGAAAAACCAATTGATCAGGAAGCACAAAAAGCTTTAGCGATTGCGGCAGGTTTGGTGGACCAAGATACTCAAATGATTATGGCACCATACTTACCACAAATTAATGCGTTACAACAAAAAGCGGCACAAATGGCGCAGGCTCAACAACAAAATGCAATGAATGCTGATCCAACAGCTCAAGTGTTAATGAAGACACAAATGGCTGAGACACAACGCAAAGCATCTGAAGCTCAATCTAAATTACAATTTGAATTACAACAAGCACAACAAGATTACCAAATCAAAGTGGCTGAGTTACAACAAAAGATGGCTGATCTACAAGCGAAGTATCAAACACAATCTACTGTTGATTCACAACGTAATGCCACACAGATTGCAATGGCTGATATTAATAATTCATCACGCGAGCGTATTGCTGAAATTACAGCACGCATGGGCATGACGTCAGATCAAATGGCAATGCAACACGAACAAGACATGGCAGCTCTTGATGCATCAAGAGAAGCTAGACAAGATATTCGCCAACATGGCTTAGAGATTGAACAGCAAGCATTTACGCACCAAGCGCAAATTGCACAACAGGCTGCTCAACAAGCTGCACAAGCGGATCAACAAAGAAGGCAACATGTAGCTGATATGGCACAACAACAGATGCAACACCAATCTGCAATGGACCAACAATCACAACAGCTTTCTGCACAGCAACAAATGCAACAACCTGAGCAAGATTCATCACAACAACCATCCGAGGAATAATTATGGCAATCGATAAAGACGTAGGCTACAAGAAAGCTTACAAAATGACAGGCACACCTGGCTATGCTGGCGACACAGCAGTGACAGATATTGATCCTGGCAAAGGCGGCTCACACAGAGACGGTAATTGGAAAATTGGTGCTAAGCAAGCTAAGTTAAGAAATGCTGGCAAAATTGGTCCAAACGAAAACGTAACAGAATACACAAAATAATAGGGCGGAAAGCTCTAAATTCATGCATTAGTGTTTTTATAACGGTCTGTAAAGACTGGGAAAGGATATATGAAAGACATTATTACTGAGTTAATCGGCTTAATTAAAGCTGAGCAACAAAGAATTGCGGAGTCATTAACCGCAGGTCATGCAATTAACATTGAGTCTTATCAGCGTTTAGTTGGTAATTATCAAGGTTTACAAGCAAGTTTAAACTTACTTGATGCACTAATGACCGAAGATGATGAACAAGAATCATAATTTGTAAAAATTAAAGGAGATTGCCGAATGGCAGCATTTGATATTGTAGCAAACTCAGATCCAGATACACGATCTGAACTAGAATGTTTTCCAATTGTAGATCCAGGCTTAGAAGTTGCAGGCGATCGCGTGTTAGTTCAGCTAAGACGTGAGAAGTCTAAATCAAAAGGCGGGATTTTATTGGTAGACGAAACGAGACAAACACTTAAATTTAACGAAACTGTAGCAAAAGTCATACAAATTGGACCACTTGCTTACAAAGATCCGTTTACACTTGAGCCATGGCCTGAAGGTGCATGGTGCCAAGTAGGCGATTTAGTAAGAACGATCAAATATGGTGGTGATCGATTTGTAATTGACGCTGGTGATGATGGCACTCCTGTAGTTTTCATCACATTACAGGCTCGCGAAATCATTTCTCGCATCAAAAATTTTGAATTTGCGCAGAAAATGAAAGCGTTTGTTGATTAATTAACTTTGTAGAAAGTACAAACATGGCAGAAGATAAAAAAGATGTAAATATTCCTATTAAGGAACAAGAAGATGGTACTGTTCTAGCCAAGGTTGCCGATTTACCAGAAGAATTTGATGATGAGGCGCCAAAAGAACAGAAAGAAGGTGGTGAAGTAGAGCAATCTACTGAATCAGCACCTGCAGATGAAGAGCATGATGAAGACCATGACGAATCTGATGAAGAACATGACGATGATGAGCGTGAAAAAATCCGTGAAGCACGTCGTGAAGAGCGCAGATTAAAGAAAGAACTCGCAAAACAACGTGAGGCGTCTGCAAAACACAAAATTACAGCACTTGAGAGACGAAACGAAGAGTTAGCTCGACGTTTAGCATCACTAGAGAACACAGCAACATCATTTAGACTCAATCAGATTGATAAAACGATTGAAGACGAAGCAACAAGAATCGAATACGCAAAAATGAAGATGTTGCAAGCTGCTCAATCTAATGATGCCGCAGCTCAAATCGAATATTTGGAACAATTGACTGATTCGAAACAAAAACTTCAGCAATTGCAACATTTTAAGAAACAACAACTCGAAGCAGCCAAGAAGCCAGCACAAAATGTGCCCACTCCTATGGCACAAGACGTTCAACAAAATGCCACAAACTGGCTTAAAAAGAATTCTTGGTATGATCCACAAGCTCGAGACACAGATAGTAGAATTGCCAAGGTAATCGATCAAGAACTAGCCGCCGATGGTTGGGATCCAGCAGATCCTGAGTATTGGGATGAATTAGACAATAGGTTATCTGCACGTCTACCACACCGCTACACAGCGAGTGGTAAGTCAGCACCACGCAGAGCTGGTCCAACAGCTTCAAGCAGGGTTGCTAACACATCAACAACAAAGCCAAACACAATTACATTAAGTAAAGATCGTGTTCAGGCAATTAAAGATGCTGGTGCATGGGACGATGTAGAGAGACG